TTAACGCCAAAGAAAAGATTTAGGCGCGATGAGTTCTTGCAACTGGCAGGTATAACGGAGCAGGAGTTTGTGTGGAATTGCCGCATCACGTATCCTATCGTGCCTGTGAAAGGTGAAACGCACATTACATCGATTGCAATGGACATCGAACAGCCAACACCTACAAGTGTAAAAAGCACGGTGTACATTAACGGCATTGATGCAAATAAGTTTGACTACAAGAAGCTGATTAATTCATTCGGTCAAACCTATAGCGGCTACATGCAGCAGTACAGGTTGCACAATGGTCTACGCGAAAACCCTACGGCAATGAATGTCTACGGCAGCACGCTTGACATCGGGCAAAATTCAACACAAGATTCAACCATCAATCTACAGGTGGGTGGTACAAATGCATGGAATAGCAACACTCGCACGCTAACGTACAACGCCAGTCTTCTTGATGATGCTCATCTACTTGCATACATGGAATTCTTACCTGCACAAGGCAAGAATGAAAATTGCGGAAAATGGTTGAGTCTTGAAACAGGAATAGAAAGTTTGTATTAACTTTGGCAACTGGTGATACATAGAATAGTATTTAGGTTAAAGTGTTAAAAAGAAAGCCCCAAACGAGGGGCTTCTTTTTTAACCAAAACAATAAACAATCACAAAATACAAGCACGAACGTAATCGGCTATATTCATCTTAGATGCTTTTGCACTTTTAACCACAGCTTTGTATTGCTTCTCGGTCAATCGTGCTGATACTTTTTTCGCAAGTGTGTCTGCTGCTTTCATAAATAAAGGTATTTAATTACCCTGCTAAGATAAAACAAATGTTGGATGTAACAAAACAGGCTGATTTCTACAATAGCCAAATATCCAACAATGTCAAACATCAAAGAACAAATCAAATCCGTATTCAACAAGTACGGCATTGACCCTTCAAGTGTTGGTATCAAGTTCGAAGAAGAAGCACCTGCGGCAGAGCCGGCAACTGAGTTGCAGTTCGCAGTAGAAGGCACTTTGAGCGATGGTACTAAAATCTATTCTACCGCAAACGAATGGACAGTGGGCGTAGACATCTACACTCAGGACGCTGAAGGCAATCCAGTACCTGTGCCTGCAGGTGAATACATCCTTGAGGATGGTGTCACCAAAGTAGTAGTAGGCGAAGATGGTCTAATTGCTGAAATCGAGCGCGAAGAGCAATCAACCGAAATGAGCAGCGAAGACCTCGTTGCCGTAATTGGTCAATTGTCTGAGCGTATCGCAGCACTTGAAACCGAAAAGACTGAGCTTGCCGCTGCGGTTGAAACCGCAAAGAGCGAAGCACAGGCTGCTAAGACTGAACTTGCTTCAGTTAAGAAAGCACCTGCTGTGCCTTCAGTTAAATCACAAGAATTTAAAAAGAATGCCGCACCTGTGGTTGCATCGAATGGTAACTCATTCAGCGACTTCATGGAAAGCGTTCGTGCTAAACAAGTAAATTAATTCACCTCATAAATTTTATTTAAAAATGCCAACAACAACTTCACTCACCACCACCTATGCAGGTGAATTAGCTGGTGAAATCGTAGCAAAGGCACTCTTGTCAAACGTATCTGCACAGTACGTGACAATGAAGCCTAACGTACCTTACAAATCAGTAGTACGTAAAATTGATGACACTGTAACATTTGCCGCAGGCACTTGTGATTTCACGCCAACAGGCACAATCACTTTGACTGAGCGCATTTTGACTCTTGAAGAGTTCCAAGTTCAACGCCAAATCTGCAAGAAGGACTTCTTCATTGACTGGACAACTGCCGATGTAATGAGCGGTCGTGTAAACACCCAAATCCAAGACGCTATCATTGGTCGCTTGGTTGGTGGTATTGCTGCTGCTAACGAGACCATCATGTGGTCAGGTGTTAACGCAACTGCAGGTCAATACGATGGTTTCGAAACTTTGATTAAGGCAGGTGGTTCAGGTGCTGTATCTGCAGGTTCAGGCGCATTGAGCGATACTAACATCATCGCGACCATTTGGGATGTAATCAACACTGCTCCTGCCGCTGTAAAAGGTGCTGCTGAAAAGCCTGCAATTTACATGGGACAGGCTGCATGGGAAGCTTACATGCAAGCGCAAATTGCTGCCGGCAATGGATGGTATTTGACAGGTGGACCAGAGGTTAGCCGTCGTTTCGTAGGAATGTACGAAATCTACGTTTGCCCGGGTATGACTGCAAACAACATCATCTTCGCACAGCCAAGCAACTTGATGCTCGGTACATGGCAAGAGAACCAAATGAACGAAGTGTTCATCTTGGACATGCAGAACTTGGATGGTTCACAGAACGTTCGTTACGGTGCTCGTTTCTACATCGGAGCGCAGATTGCAGTTGCTGAAGACATCACCTACTGGGGAGCATAATCTTTAAAAAATAACGGGGGTGTAAAAGCCCCCTTTTATATAACTAATTAAAAATCAACACTATGGCTTGTGAGTTGACTACGGGCTTCACATTAGGGTGCCTCGAAGGTATCGGTGGGGTCAAAGAGGTTCTTATTGCTAACTACGCAGACTTTGAAACAGGTATTACCTATGGTGGTACTGATGGCGAAGTGGATGGATTGCCAGGCACTGCCCTTGCGCCTGTAATAATCTATCGTTACGTTCCATTCCGCAATAGCGGTTCTTACATTGAGACAGTAAACAAAAACTTGGAAACAGGTACTTTGTTTTTTTCTCAAGAAGTTGGATGGACTTTCGGTAAATTGAACCAAGAAATGCGCAACGAATTTTTGAACGTAGCAAAGGCAAAGATGATTGTGTTTGTTCGTACCAATGATGACCAAATCTTGTTGGTTGGTGCAGGCGAAGGCTCGCAGCTGACCGCAGGTACTGTTCAATCGGGTGCGCAAAAGGCAGATTTGATGGGTTACCAAGTGACTACGATTGCAGAAGAACTTTCTCCTGCTGTACACCTTGAGCCATTCACTACTGTGCCTTTCGATAACTTTCCTGGCATTCAGGTAAGCCCTGCTTACTAAGAATTGTTTTCCGTTGTGTTCTTGTTGTATTAAAGGGGGCAGGTTTACACTTGCCCCTTTTTAAATAAAGTCAATGATCTATCTTCAAACAAATACACCAGACCAACAAGTGTTCTTATCACTTGACGAAGCACGGCAATACTTTGCTACAGCCTTCACGAACTATCTTATAATCTTAACGCACGAAGAGAACAGCACTACGGGCAATGACCTTGCACAGGTTGCGGTCATCGTTAATGAAAACGTGCGCATAACGGAACTTGAAATTACAACGGTTGGCCTTACATTAGCAGGGCGTTACAGGTATGAAGTATATGGACAAAATTCTAATAGCAATACTGACCCGACAAGCGGTCTTGTTATTGGTTTGTGCCAGCGTGGATATGCTGTATTAAATCAGAATACAACGTGGTTTGATGTGCCTGTAGTAACCATACCAAATGACATCATCTATGAACCATAATGAATCGAATATAGTATCATTGAAGCTTAGCGAGTATGTTGCTAAGTCAGATGCGGAAAAAGTAGACCGCAAAGGTTGGGTAAACTACGGAGATGCAAATGACTTTCCACAATACCTGCGCGACCTTGCGCATGAATCACCCGTACATGGTAGCTTAGTTGTTGCCATTGGTGACATGATAGCTGGAAAGGGAATTCAATCGGAGCAATACCAAGCAGAACTCGATGCACTTAAAATTGATAGCCTAACCTATGCCTGTGCGCATGACTTGAAGTTGTTTGGTGGTTTTTATATCGAAGTAATTTGGAGCAATGACCGCACGATGATATCAAAGCTAAACGCAATACCATTTGAAGAATGCCGCATTGCGGTGAATCAGGATGACGATAGCGAGATAGGAATCTTCCATAGCTACGATTGGAGCAACACACGAAAGAAACGCAACACGCCTGAGTTCATTCCCAAGTATAACTACTTGACACGCGAACAAGAGCCACGCCAAATTTATTGGTGCTTCACTTACACCGGTTCGGATGTGTACCCACGCCCCGACTACTGGAGTGCGATCAACTACATTGAGTTAGACAAGCAGATTTCAATCTTCCATATCAACCAAATTTCGAACGGTCTTTTCCCATC